TGTAAAGTTGTCAATTTCCCTAATATGGATGGCATACAATGCAAAGATGCTAATGAGTGCCTTATGCATGATGGTATTACAGTTTTACAAGAATGTATAGAGTACGCAGAAGAATTTCCAGTAGAGGGATTACATGGTGTAAAAGAATACCATGATAGTGTGCAAAATATTTACGATGGCAATGAGCAGAAAGCGTTTAGCACAGGGTTCAAAGAGTTAGATAAAATCTATAAGGTTATGCCAAGTACCTTTAATCTTATAACTGGTATTCCCAATCATGGTAAGAGTAACTTCTTAGATCAGATACTTTTAAATCTAGCAGAGAATGAGAATTGGAACTTTGCAGTCTTTAGTCCAGAGCACTCAACACCCAATCACATTAGACGATTGTTAGAGAAGAGATGCAGAAAGCCATTTGATATTGGATTACACGCTAGACTAACTCAAGAAGAATTAAATAGTGGTGTAGAGTTCTTAGACAATCACTTTAGATTTATTGAGAATACAGAAGAAATTCCAGACATAGAGTTTATACTCAGTAAGGCTAAAGTTGCTAAACAAAGGTTTGGTATCAAAGGATTAGTTATTGATCCATTTAATCAGATAAGTCCTAATCGTGATTATACTAAAAGAGAAGATGAACACATTAGAGATATAATAGCTAAGTGTCAGCAGTTTGCTAGAAACCATGAGATAGTTGTTTGGATGGTAGCTCATCCTCATAAGTTACAGAGAAATGATAGTGGCGTAGTTCCACCACCAGACCTTTATCAAGTAAGTGGATCAGCACATTGGGCAAACATGAGTGATGCAGCTATAGTTGTGCATAGAGACTTTGAAGACAATTCAACTAAAATAATTACAAGAAAGATTAGAGAGCAAGGACTATATGGACAGATAGGTCAGACGTTCTTTACATTTGATAATGCAACTAAGGTCTATAAAGAAGTGGTTGAAAAGCCAGAAGAATACGATTATTCTAATTATGGGAGTTAAGAATGAATTGTTGGTCATGTAATAAAGAGTTAATTTGGGGTGGAGATCACGATATACCTATAGAAGATGATGAAGAGCACTCAATAGTAACTAATTTATCTTGTCCTAAATGTGAAGCTATAGTGCTTGTTTACCATGATAAGAGAGAACAAAAATAATGTTACTAGCTGAAGGAGATTTTGAAGATGCGTTTATAGGATTTGCAGATAGACCTAGTTTACCAAGACTTGCTATTTACGATAAAAATAAATGTATAGAGATTTTAATTAAACAAGGTATCACAAGTAAAGATGCAATAGACTATTTTATGTTTTACGAAGAAGATAGTTGGGTTGGTGAAGGAGATGAGATACCATTATTTTTAAATAGAATGAGCTTTAAAGATTACTTAGAATTATATGAATATAAGGGTTATACAAATGACAACAAAAAAGAAACCTAGTAAAGGGGTTGGTAGACCTAAGTTTGTAGTTACAAAAGAAATGTGTGAAAAGGCTGAAAGGTATGCCTCACAAGGATTAACGCAAGAACAAATAGCTTTAGCTTTAGGAATAGGTCAGTCTACTTTGTATGATAAGCAGAATGAATTTGTAGAGTTTGGGGAGGCTATAAAAAGAGGAAAGGGAAAAGGTATCCAAGCAGTCACTAATGTTTTGTACAATAAAGCTCTAGAGGGCGATAATACTGCAATGATCTTTTACCTCAAGAACAGAGCAGGTTGGCAAGATAAGATTGAGAAGGAAACAATTGTTGAGCAAAGACAAATAATTGATTTAACTAGGATAAATGATGACGAACTTACTAAACTTAAACAAGTCCTTACCAGAGCTATTGCACCAAGTGGAAATAGAGGAGATGAAAAGGTCATTGAAGGTTTTCACAAAACAATCTTGGCAAGCGATTGAACCCGGTAGAGACTTCTATGACAATTGGCATTTAGATGCAATCTCTGAACATCTACAAGCAGTAGTTGAAGGGGATATAAAAAGACTAATTATAAACATACCACCAAGACACATGAAATCTATTAGTGTGGCAGTAGCATTACCAGCATGGACTTGGACAATACAACCAGAGAAAAGGTTTCTATTTGCAAGTTATGCAGGATCATTATCAATTAGAGATAGTGTAAAGTGTAGAAGATTAATTGACAGTAGGTGGTATAAAAGTTATTTTGGAGATACATTTTCATTAACCTCTGATCAAAATCAAAAGCAAAGATTTGAGAATGACAAGACAGGTCAGAGGATTGCAACGTCAGTAGATGGAGCATTAACTGGTGAAGGTGGTGACATAATAGTTATTGATGATCCACACAACGTAAGAGAAGCTGAATCATCTAAGGTTCGTGAAGGTGTTCTTGAGTGGTGGGATCAAGCAATGCAAACTAGATTGAATGACCCAAAGACTGGTGCATTTATAATTATTATGCAGAGAGTGCATGAGAACGACCTAACAGGTCATATATTAGGGAATGAATACAATGCTTGGGATCATTTATGTTTACCTGCAAGATATGAAATCGGACATCCAACACCAACGAGAACTTCTCTCAACTTTAGCGATCCTAGAACGAAAGAAGGAGAGTTGTTGTGGGAGAAGAGGATTGATGATAAAACTCTTACGAATTTGGAAAAGAGTTTGGGTTCATACGCAAGTGCAGGTCAATTGCAACAGAGACCAATGCCCAAAGGTGGTGGAATATTAAAAGCTGAGTGGTGGGTGCCGTGGGAAAGCGATGATCTTCCAGAGATAGAATACTTAGTCCAAAGTTATGATACTGCATTTTCTACGAAAGAAACTAGTAGTTATAGTGCTAGGACAACATGGGGAATATTTAGACAAAATGGTCAAGTGAACGCTATAGTAGTTGAGATGTGGTACGATAGAGTAACGTATCCAGAATTAAGAAAGTTAGCACAAGAGGCTTATGATGAATGGCAACCAGATACTGTGTTAATAGAGAAGAAGGCAAGTGGACAAAGTTTACTACAAGATTTACGAATGGGTGGAATACCTGTGTTAGCTTACTCACCAGATAGAGACAAGATAGCTAGGGCACATAGTAGTTCTGCATTATTAGAGGATGGAAGAATATTTTATCCAAAAGGAAAAAAATGGGCAAAAAATTTAATTGATATATGTTCTGCCTTTCCAACTGGCGATAATGATGATATAGTTGACACTTGTACTCAAGCGTGGCTAAGATTGAGAAAAGGTTGGTTTATTACACATTCTACTGATTATGATGAAGATGACGATATTCCAGAAAGAAGGATGACAATATATGGCTAGAGAACCAAAGGTAATTCCATTCGCAGATGCAATGCCATCAGATGACTTTCAAGTTGAAGTTTTGAACGATGATGAAGTGTTAGTGGGCGATCCTAATCTTGATGTTGTTGAAGATGAAAAAGATACTGCGTTTGATGAAAATCTAGCAGAAGAAATAGATGCCAAAGAACTAACAAGAATTGCTACTGAATTAGTTTCTAACTATGAAGCAGATAAAGAAGCTAGATCAGAATGGGAGAGTAGATATAAGCAAGGCTTAGAAACTCTTGATCCTAATGGTGGAATGGAAGAAGAAGAAAACCAAAGGGCAACTAAAGGGTTAAGTACAGTAGTTCATCCTATGATTGCAGAAGCAGCAACTCAATTTAACGCAAAAGCTATTGTAGAACTTTATCCAAGTGGTGGTCCAGTCAAGACTGTAATAGTTGGTGAGCCAAGCGAAGAGATGGAAGAGCAAGCCAAAAGAGTTAAAGATTATATGAATTATCAGATAACTCAACAAATGCCAGAATACTTTCCAGACCTTGACCAAATGTTATTTCAGTTACCATTAGTGGGTCATACGTTTAAAAAAATATGGTGGGATGCAAATCTAGATAGACAATGTTCACAGTTTGTTAAAGCTGAAGATTTTGTAGTGTCACCAGATAGTAAAGATTTATATACATCAACTAGATACACACATGTAATTAGGATGCCTCGTAACGATTTTAATAAATACGTTAAGGCAGGATATTACTTAACAAGCAAATACATGGCAGATGACCTTGATCCAAGTGGAGATATTGGAAGTGATATAGAGGGCGTAGACCCTTATAATACTGAAGCAAGCGATGAGGTTATGACATTATTAGAAGTGCATTGTTACCAAACATTTGATGGTATTGATGGTGCTGACGATGATGACGATGAAAACATTGTAGCTTCACCTTATGTAGTTACAATTGATTATGATTCAGACACAGTTGTAAGTATAAGAAGAAATTGGGAAGAAGAAGATGAGAAGAGAAAAAGGCGAGATTGGTTTGTAAGTTATAAGTTCTTGCCGGGAACTGGTTTCTATGGCTTTGGTCTTTACCATATGATAGGTGGATTAGGCAAAGCAGCGACTGGATCATTAAGGGCATTATTGGATAGTGCAGCCTTTGCTAATATGCAAGGTGGCTTTAAGTTAAAAGGTAGGGTGACTGGTGGCGAATTACAAATAAGTCCAGGTGAGTTTGCTGACTTAGATGCTACAGTAGATGACGTAAACAAAGCAATTATGCCACTACCATTTAAAGAACCATCACAAACATTATTTAACTTAATGACTGCCATAACAGAAGCAGGTAGAAGATTTGCTAGTACAACAGATTTAAATGTTGGCGATGTAAATCCTAATGCTCCAGTTGGTAGTACTGTTGCTTTAATAGAGCAAGGTAGTAAATCATTTAGTGCAATACATAAGAGGCTTCATTATTCTCAAGGTCAAGAGTTCAAGCTATTATCAAAATTAAATGCAGAATATTTACCAGAATCATTTAAGTTCTCAATGTCTGGAATTGATCAAGTCATATATGCAAAAGACTTTGACGATAGAATTGACATTATACCCGTAAGTGATCCTAACATATTTAGTACTGCACAACGAATTGCCCAAGCACAAGCTGTATTACAGATGGCACAATCTGCTCCTCAATTGCATGATCAATATCAAGCGTACAAAAGAATGTATGAGGCAATAAGAATAAGTAACATTGACGAGATACTAAAGAAGCCAGAAGAAGCATCTAAACTTGATCCTATTAGTGAGAACATGAGTTTAATGTATGGCAAACCTATTAGAGCATTTCCAGAACAAGATCACGAAAGCCATATTGCAGTTCATATGCAGTTTATTAGCGATCCATCTTTAGCTGGGAATCCAGGAGCAAGATCAATGCAACCTTTATTGATTGCACATATAGCAGAGCATATAGCGTT